CATAATCAAACGGACTCATTTATTCTCGCTTTCAACTTCTATCCATGTGTGGTCGCCTAACGACTTAACAGCACATATATATTCGTAATCAAAGGGTGGTCCAGAAATCCAAGATTTTGGGCCATTAATACTTAATATATTTCTTTGTGTTCTTTTGTGATAAATTAACCAATATGTTTGCCCATGAACTACTTGAAACTCATAGTGAGCATCATAAATCATATCAGTTAAATCTAATCTTTTTTTGATTTGGTCGGCTTGCTTTCTTAGCACATTGACCAATTCCATAATTCTATCATATTCTTGCTGGGCGCTCAATCGTGCAATATTGAGCATATGGTCTTTTTGTGATTTTACAGGAACTAATTCAAACTTGGGTGAACCAACATCCATTGGATATGGTAGACTGTTTCTTTTAGCTGGATCTTCGTCTTCAAACCGCAATCAACTATACTCACAGTTAGCCATCAATTCAGTCAAACAGGCGACCAAATTGATTTCAGTATCGGCTACAAATGCGTTCTTGTATTGATAGTCTGCAATAATTAAAACAGCTTGTGGTATAGAATGTGGTTTCATAAAGTCATATAATGAATCATAGATTTGACGAAACACGCCATTAGCATCTAAATCGCTTGTTGCCACCCATTTACGAATTGCACCAAAGTCTTTAGCTTTAATATGCTTTACAATTTCTTGTAATTGAACGTTGCCTATTTGTGCAAGAATACCCACATCAATCTTACCAAATTGAGAGTATCTTTGTAACTCATTTAATACTCTACGAAAATCTGGAAAGTGTTTCTTGACCAACTCAGCAATTACTTTATCGTCAAATTCAACTTTTTCAGTTTCAAGGACGCCTTGTAATCTTTTGAAAAATTGAGATGCCATAGAAGCCTTCTCATCGTTCTTGAGACCAAAATCAATGACAGCACATCTTGAATGAAGTGGTTCAATGATTCTTGTTTTGTAATTACATGTAAAGATGAAAGAACAATTGATAGCAAACTCTTCAATTGCATTACGAAGGGCAGGCTGTGTTGAGTTTGGATTGAGATAATCTGCTTCGTCTATGATGATGACCTTACGGCCACCAGATAATGACATTGATGAAGCATAGTTTTTGATTTTGGTTCTGAATGTGTCAATGCCTGATTCGTCTGAACCATTAATGACCATATAATCACAACCGATTTCTTCACACATCGCCTTAGCTACAGTTGTTTTACCAACACCTGCACCACCAGCCAAGAGAAGATTGGGGATATTACTTTGATTGACATACTCCTGAAACGGCTTTTTCAACCGTTCAGGCAGTATGCAGTCTTCTATCTTTTTAGGACGATACTTCTCCGTCCATAATAAATGTTCCATTCACACACCTCATAATATAATAATTAAACAACTCAAGCAGCTTTGGTAAATGTGGAACCTGTTTCAGTAGAAATCCAGTATTGCAATTCTACTGTCTTGTGTTTGAAGTTAGAGATACCCTTTGATGAGATTTGCACATCATAGGCACCACCAAATAACTTAGTGAGATGCTCTGTTTTAAAGATGAAACGGAACTTGTCACCATTACCAGCAGAAACTTCAAGTGCATCGGTATGAGCCGAACTATCAGAAGAATCAAATGCTGTAACTGTAACTTTAGAACCATCCGATTCAACTGCAATTTGTGGTGAACCAAGAACACCAGCAGCTTTCATTATCCAATCAAAATCTTCAGCAGATAAAGAAAACGACACTTCAGGATTAGGCATCGCCAATTGTTTCTCAGGTGGAGTAACAATCATTGTTGGTTCACAGAAGCGATACTTCATTTTGCTACGACCTTTGTTACCAACAATCTTCACTTCTTTATCACCGAATTCAAATGTTGGGTTGTCTTTGTGTAACGAAACTACCGATAGAAACTTGTTCAAGTCATAGATACCAAACTCAGTTGGAATATCTTCTTTGATTGTAACTTCAGCAAGAATGTTCTTGCCAGAGGACATGGTCTTTAGCACCTTGCCTTTTTTGAAAAGAATACCTTGGTTGATTGCACCAAAGTTCTTCAATACATTGATTGTATCATTTGATAATTGCATAACATACTCCATATTGTAATTGAAACTTCATTATACTACATCTAAAATTATTTGTCAGGCGAATATTCAACATCGTGTTCATAAAGAAACATAAGGCAACACATCGCATGAGCTAAGTGATGCTTACCAGATTCAGGATCATTTGCTTCGCCTTCTTTCCATGCCCACATATGTCTTTGCATGGCATCAAAGTACCTGCGTTTGGAATCTGGCACATATTTCCAATTATCAGGTTCATATTTCTCAGCACCAAATGTAAGAATTTCAACTGTGGCTTTTAGTGCAAGTGGTGGTAGTAAACCATATTGTAGTTTACCACCATCAAACTTGCGACCACCTGTTGTGGCTGTTTGTGATTCTTTTACTGCTTTACTTGTCATAGCTTACCAGTATATTGTGCAACAGCTGGCATATTACCAGTAAACGCATATGTACCAATATGTTGTGTTCTCATCCAAGGACACAAATAAATTTCACCACCAAGCTTACGCCACATTTGACAGAACATATAATCTTCACTTAGATAGCGGTCAGAACCACCACCAGTAATTGAATCTTTGGTATCAATAACTGTATCAAAGAAGGCATGAATGTAACGAGTGCCATCAAAGTTAGCTTGACCAACATGGTCTGGTTTGTAGTGAATCATTGGATAAGCATCTTTCATCTTATCAAATACATGACGCTTAATCATCATATGACCAGTACCGATTTCTAAAACATTTAATGGTTCTGATACTTGAAATGACGATGTGCCTTTTACAACATTGAATACATATTCGCCAACTAAGTTTTCAAGTTCACGAGGTTCTAAATCTGGATGGTTTCTAGCTGCATGAGCAACATTACCCCAATTAATAGATTTCTTAGGATAGGGACCACCAATAACATCTTTATCTAATGCTAGTAAGGCGATAACATCTTTTGGTGAGAAGTGGATGTCCGAATCAATGAACATCATGTGTGTGTAATCTGAACGCAGAAACTCATCAACTAGGTAGTTACGAGCTCTTGTGATAAGTGATTCATTAAACAGGAAAGAAAACTTAGTTTCAATTCCGTATTGGTTAAATGTAGTTTGTAAATCTAGGCAAGACTTGATGTATAAACCGTGAGCCATGCCACCATACATTGGAGTAGCAATAAACAGTTTGTGTTTTTTTAATTCTTCAATGTTAACTTGAATTTCCATAATGTATCCATAAAATAAAAAAGAGGAGAGATACTAATATATATCTCTCCTCAACTAGTAAACCTAACTTAAATTAGGCAAATGCACGTTCACCTTGTGAACGGAGAGCAGCGATACCAGCAGCAACGATACGCTTCGTTGGTGAACCTAAGCGATAGAAAGATACTTTATCGCCATTGCTATTGATACGGCTGTTCAAATAGATTGTATGACCTTCGTTACGCAATTCATTGATAGTAGCGGAAGGATTTGCTACACCAAATACAGATTGCATTTTCTGTGCGGTCAACGTGTTATAAGAACCTTCTTTTGACAAATATGCCAATACTTTTGCTTTTGCAGACATTGTAAAACTCCATAATTAAAAAAATGAACCACGATTTCAGGACATCCGAGAGGTGGTTCAACTCTCAAGATATGTTAATACTAACATACAAAAAAGAGTAAGTCAAGCGTTTTACGGCAGACTTACTCATCATTGCCTCTAATTAGATTTGAATGTCGCCTGATGGTTGTTGTTCAGGTAATGTAATATCAACTGTTTGTGCCATCAATGTTTCGGTATTGGCACCAGCATCCACTTTAGAATACAAGTCAAGGAAAGACATCTTGGTGTCATCATCAAAACGATTCAAACATAACTCAATGGCCTTCATACGATTACCAAACACACCATAGGTCTTACTGATATGTACCAAACGGCGAGTGGAAATCACTTCGTCAACTCCGCCTTCTACAAAGGTTTTACGAATCACATCAGCCCAAGTTACCAATTTCTCAGCAAACTCATCATCTGCTTTACCGTTTGCTTCTAATTCTTTTTTGATAATCTTCTGTTCAACCTTAACAGGAGGCCAATCTTGTTCATAGGTATTAAGGAATCTTTCTAAGAAAGCCTCATTCAATACATTGGTGAACATATAACGACCATCATCTGAACCTTTACCTTTAGTATTGGCAGTAGCAATGATTGTGAAACCTTCAGCAGGCACAACTAACTCATTCTTCTTTTTCAACAAGAATGGTTTGCCTTCAAGCACACGCTGTAAACAGGAAAGATTTTGAGCACCATAATCAATCTCATCAATACACAATACGGCACCTTGACGAGCAGCTACGGTAACCGGGCCATCTCGCCACTCCATCTGACCATTAATCAACACAAAGTTACCAAGTAAATCTGATTCATCGGTTTCAGGTGTCATTGATACGCAAACGAATTTACGCTTTAGTTTGGCAGATGCCTGTTCAGCAGACATTGTTTTACCATTACCAGAATGACCAGTAATAAAGATTGGGTAAAACTTTTTAGAACCAATGATTGAAAGTAAATCATCAAAGTTACCAAAAGGCACATAATTTTTATATACAGCAGGAACTAAATTTTCGGTTTCAAGGTCGGTGACCACATTTGAAATACGATTACCAGATTTCACTTCATTTTGTTTTGGCATTGGAATAACCTGTGCATTATAATCAATCATTTCAGCAACAGGTGCCGAGGAACTATTTGGTACTTTATACAAGCCACGACCAACTCGGTTACCAATATCTTTAGTAAACCATTGAGCACCAGAAATATTTAATTTTAAACAAATATCTTTAATCTCAGATTTTGTTACGGTGCTTTTGCCAGTGGCAATTAATAATGTTTTAAACTTTTCACGAATTTCAATTTTGCTACTCATAATATAACCTTCCATTTTTCACTAGATCCTACCATTGTATCATAAACCACAATCAAAGTCAAGCACGATGTTGCTTAAAAACAACACCTTAGGCAGCAATGCCATCAATGAACCTTGACACCATCACACGGTTAACCGCTTTCTTTTTATTCATTTTCATAAATGCCGTTTTTAATTTATTAGCGGTTACCGTACCAGTTACAACCAACTCCTCATCTTCAATCTGTAAATCAGAACCACCAGGCATAATAAAGAATGATTCGTAGCCTTTATTGTAAGATTGAATAAACTTTTCACTTTTCATTTTAGCAGCAATGTCTTTAACAATATCACTTTTATCTGGCGAAATCATCATATGAGTAGCACTATATTTTTCTTTAATCATCTCACTAATAGATTTACCATCTTTATTAGTATATCTGTGTGCAATAGCCTGCCTCAATTCACGACCTTGGCCTGCAATAAAGAAACCAAAAATCTTTGCATCAGTCTTGGCACGGAACCAATTAAAGATACCGATGCGGAATGATTCATCATAATACCCATTAAGAACGGACGATTCAAGTTTAATTTGTAATTTGGATTCATAATCTTTAATGAATACATTTTCCCGAGAGCTATTGAAACTTGTAGGTTTCACTACTTTTTCACCTTGTTTTTCCCATTCATAAGGATCTCTTTCTTGACATATTCTATTTGTATTATCAGCATCACCATCATGGATAATCACAAGGTTAACCAAATCTAAATTATTCACTTTACGGAATTGTTTTGTAATTGGTTCTAATGCAATCATCGCTTGCAATAAAGGAGTATTACCAAGATGCTCACTATTTGGTCGACCAAGAGAATGATAATTGCTTGTATAAGATTCTTTTAGCAAAACCAAATTACGAATACAACGATTAAATTCTGAATTGCTCATTTTTGAATTGATATACTCACGCAAATATACCGTATCAAAACAAAATTCATTTACATTTTGTTCAAAGCATTTTTCTTTTTTGTAATCTCGGTTAGGGTAATCAAAGTAACGGCTTTCTGTTACATCACCAAAACCATACAGAACAAATGGAATATTCACTTTACGGCAGAACATGGCAAGAACCAAAATCTGTTCAATTGAACCTGCCATATTACGGGACATGGAACCAGAGCGGTCAAGCAACAATACTAAGCCGTGAGATTTACCTTTTGGTACTCTCATCATCTTACGGAAGATATTATCTTCCACTTGATACTTGTATAGTTTACTGATATCAATGTCACCTGTATTAGACACTTTAGCCTTTGCATAAGCACGAGCGGCTTTCTTCATTTCAAATTCTTTGGCCAATAAACTAACATAGCGCTCATTCTTTGATTTGAATTCCTTCACTTTAGATGAAGCATATGATTCAAAACGAGCATTACGCTCAGGAGAACCATTATGGTTGAAATAATATTTTTCTAATAACTCATGCACACGCTTGGCAGAAGTAACAATGTTATCAAGGTTTGCTTTAGGAATTTTACCATAAATGTATGGTTTACATTCTTGAGAAACTAAACTATCTTCATTCTTACGGAAGTTTTCATCGGTTTCACAAGAAGGTTCAAACTGGTCAATGTCAGTAGGCTTAGATTCTTTATCGTGATTGATTGAATTGCCATTTTCATCACTATCATTTTCTTCACCATTATCATTTTCAGAATTAGATTTTTTGGCTTCTTGTTTTTCTGAACCACTTTCGCCTTTCATATCACCGCTTTGAGAGCCGTCTTTTTCTTCTTCACCTTCTTCATCATATTCTGAATATTCATAACCATCATCGTTAGATTCCGATTCTTCGCCATCTTGTTGGTAATCCATACTTGCCAACAATTGCTGTAACATTTCAAATTGTTCATCTTTAGAATAATTGAATACGGCTTTTGTAACACGAATGACATCTTCCCATGTTTCACAAGCTTCAACTTGTTTTACCAATTTCATTTCTTCATTGGTAAATTCTACTTTGGTTGTGCCAGAAGATTTTGTATGAAGATTAAGGCGGTCAATAAATGATAAACTATTCAAATCACGACCTTTAATACCGAAAAAGTCTTTATCAAAAAGTGCTTGATAACTTTTAACGAATGAGGAACGAATACCAGGATATTTCCGTTTTACTTTTTTCTCAATACGAGCATCTTCAACTACATTCAAGAAGCCTTTATATTTGGCACCAAGAGAAGAAGCCGCTTCATGCCAACCTTCGGCAGGTGTATAGAGAGCATGACCAACTTCATGACCTAACATATGGTCGTATGTAGCACCAGTCATATCTTTCCAGATAGGACAATAGAGAACACGATTTTTAGGGTCGAACATTGCTGTGCGAATCTTTTGATGCTCGATAGTAAGATTTTCTGTGGCAAGTAACTTTGCCAATTGTGATTTAGATTCTACTGTAAATGCCATATGAACTTTCTAATTAATATGCAACCATTATACACGAACCACGAGGAAAGTCAAGCTTACTTGTTGCATGAAAGCAACAGGCTAAGCTCTTGTTTTAATTGAGGATTTTTTGCAACCTCATGTAGGATATGACTGGCACCGTGGCATTGAAAGGCACGAATGACATCGGCAACACAGGAATAGAAATGCATTTCTTCCTGTTCTAATAGTGTGTGAGAGTAATCTTCAATCATGAGGCTATGATAACACACCTAGATTAAAATTGAGGCAATTATTTTGAAATGTTTTCCCAAAGAGTGCGATAAGTTTCAACCACATCTGCCCACAATTTGATGATTGTTTTTATTGGGTGTTCAATGAGAGAGGCGAAAGCGATTAATGTTGCTGGTATGGCAACAAGTAATGTGATTAGAAAACCTACGATGCCTAGAAATGTAAACATAGTCTTTTATAGTGGAGCGGTGGCCTTGAGTTGCACAAGGTTAATTAAACGGGAAGTCCAACTTGTTCTACAACCCACCGCATATTCAATACTATAACATTATATATGTAACTTGTCAAGCGTTTTAACGGCAAAAGTTTTTATCTGCCTACTTGACCTAGATATTTTGCCTTTGTTTCTTCCCATGAAAGGTAAATCAAATCATCATAAAACAATGTTTCATAGGATACTTTATTCTTTTTGGTCAATTGTTTAATTCTGCCAATGGCGTGTTTTGTTTTCCAGATATTCACCAATGATTCATAGCTGGTATCAAATGATTTTACCAACTGTTCTTCTTTGATTTCACCACGGAGAAACTCATAAGAGTTATCATACAATGGTGAGAAGTAAATGCCTCGAGCATGGTCAGTTCTAATCAACTCTTTAGGAATGCCTAGTTTACTATAAGTAAAGCCTAGTGAACGATTCTTATGGTCACGTTTGTGTGGTTGACCTGATGGTTTCTTTGCAACATACCATTCAAAGTAATTACGAGTATGATTCTTTTTTAACCAGTTAATGATATTGCCACGGACTTTTCTACTTGGTTCAAATGATACTGAACCTGCCGTGAAACCCATCTTCTGCCAGTGGTCAAGGTTATCATATTGTGATAGACCATCAGCCTTTGTTCTACCATACAATGATGTTGTTGTTACACCAATCAACACATCACCATATTGTTTTTTCCATAATCTTTGCACTTCATCAGATAGGCAGAGTAATGCCAATAATTTACCACCAACATAATTGTAACCAAGTGGTTGAAATGGAACGATAGTAGAACCAATTGCCGTGTGATTAATCATACTGCCTTGTGTCTTTAATTCACGAGCCCAACCAATCTTCTCATCACGAGGAGTAAGGTCTAAGAAGTCAGATGATATACAGATGACACCTAGATACTTGCCTGTCACCTGGTCACGAACCAAGAAGTTTAGGTTGCGACCAATGTTACTATTGTTCTTCATTGTTGAAATGAAATTACGAACTGTGTTCCATCTTTCAGGTAAGTCTTTGCTTCGTTTCTTTTCTACTTCAAATTCTTTACCATCAATACCAATCTGCATATCTTTACCAGAATCATCTGTATATTCTAATACAGGTTGTAAGTTGAGATAATCTTCAGCTGATTGTGGCACCCAAATAGATGCCTTAATTTCATCAACAACCTTTTGTTGATTTGGGTCAACAAGCTGAACTTCTTCACCAAATAAAGTTTGATTAATAACAGTAGGATATTTCTCTTTGATTTCACACCACTTTTGATAGAGTGTGTATTCTTTTACATCCATTTGTGAAACATAGGTTAAGTCATTGATAACTTGCTCTTTGAGAACACTCTCATCAATATCAACAAAAGAACTTGGCGGATTCTCATCTTGCCATTGTTTCCATTGTTCTTCTACATCAGCTTTAGCATCAATCATATTTTTTTATGCAATCTCATAATTTTTTTAATTAACTTCTTTTGTTGTTTCTTTGCCATTTCTAGTGCGAGTGGTTTAACATGGTTGGTAAACCTAATACCATTCATATGGTCAAGTTCATGTTGATAACATCTTGCTGTTAAACCTTCAAAACGCATTTGCACAACTTTACATTCTTCGTTAATAAACTCTGCTTCTACCCAAGAATGTCTTTCTACATTAAGTGCTAAGCCAGGAAAAGATAAACATCCTTCTTTATCTCGTATCAAGTCAGGCGAAGCATTAAGAATTTTTGGATTGATACAAGCCCAAACTGCATCATTGGCACCAATTACAAAAACTCTTTCAAATACTCCACATTGATTAGCAGATAGTCCAATACCACCATGCAATTTCATGGTCATTTTCAATCGCTTGATTAATTTACCAAGAACTGGATTTGGCAATCTACTAACATCATATTCAGGTATCTTTTGAAGAAGCATTGGATAATCTTCGTTAAACAACGATAGCGGATTAATTACTTCTTCTTTATCTTTAACAATACCTTCTTCGGTATCAATTGTAAAAATATCACTCATGTTTTCATTACCCAATCTTCTGCACAAATTTCGGCATCTTCTTCTCTGTCAAAATACTTAGCATCATTATAATCTGTTTCTGCTTCATAAAGCAAGGCCATAAACCTAGATTTGCCTACACCTGTTAGGTATACTTGGCCAGTTCGGTTATGCCCATCGGTATACTCACTTAATTTTTTGAATTCATCCATTATATCATCCTATGATTGGTTTGTCAAATAAAGATTCTTTTATTACCTGTGGATCCCATGCCGTTCTGGAATCACACATAAGAACATTCATATCCAAAAGTTCACGCAACCCTAAATGCATGGCAAACGGAACATTATATTGTTCTTTTGCCTTCTGAATGTAATCTATTAAAGCCTTTTGATATAATTCGGCATATTTCTTTTGGCACATATATGCCTTATTGTCGCCAATGGCAAATACTCTCCAATTTTTATAGTTGATATTTGATAAAGAGAATTGAAAGGCTGCACTATTCACACCAGGATATTCTTGGTCTTGAAAGTCATCAAGTGCAATAATACCATCATCTCTCATCTTACTACTAAACAACATCAAATCACTTAACACAGCCGAATGTTCATGGCAACCATCAATGTGGAGAAACCTTAATTCATTTTGAAAAACAATATCATCAAACTTTAATTCTGTTGTATCTTCTAATCTCCAAATTAAATTATTGGAATTACCAAACTTTGTAATATTAGATATGGCTTTTTCTTTATCAGATTCAGAAAAAATATCATACAAATAAAAGTTATTGTTATTAATAAATTGTGAGATAGCAATGGCACTTTTACCATATGCAACACCAATCTCACACACATCACCTTTTGGTTTCTGCAATTCTTTTAAAATGCCGTATGTAATGATAATGTCTTTAGGGTAAAACCAACCTTCTACCTCTTTATCAATTACTTCTTTATAGTTTCTTAAATATTGTTCAAAGTTCATTTTACAATCCTACTAAAGTTTTTAACCTTCTCAAAGCGAATTACATTACGGAATTTATCTTGTAGTATATCACCCTTATGAGAAATAACAAACACATTGGTGCCTTCTAGCATCTGCAATATGGTCATTAGATATTCCGTGCCATTGGCATCAAGGCTCGAATCAAACACCTCATCAAGTATTAATAGATTAGTATTGGCAGAGTTCTTTAGTTTAGCAACAGCACGCCAACTAAACAATAATGCCAAATCAATCTTTTGTTTTTCACCCTCTGAAAAAGAATCATAGGTGAAATCATCACGGTGCCTTGATTTGATTGTTTCTTTGAATGATTCATCAAGGTTAAAATTCACAAAGAAATCAAATGATGCCAGATATTTGTTTACCAATTTGTTAATGATTGGCAAATACTGTTTGATAATCTTGGTCTTGATACCTGTATCTTTCAACAAGCCAGATGCTACCTCATAATATGTTTTTTCATCTATAAGGGTTCTTAAATGTTGCTTTAACTGACTTAATGATTCATTTATGATACTTAATTCTTGCTCTTCTTTGTCGGTACTTGATTTGTTTAATTTCAAATCTTCAATTTGTTTTTCTAACCGTTTAATATATTTGTTTGTTTCGGTAATAGTGGTATTTTTGGTTGCAATTTCAATTTGCAATTCTTGAATTTTCTTTTGTGTTTCAGAGATTGAATTTAGTTTAGCTTGTTCATCTAATAATTTCTTCTCTAACTCTTGCAAGCCATGGTCACATTCCGTAACCTTGGTACCAAGTAAGGTAAGTTCTTTCTCTTTGAATTCCATGGCAATGGCTTGCCTACACGTTGGACAATCGTCATTGTGTTGAAAGAAATTGATATCCTTACGAAATTTGGATAAGTTGCTTTCAATTTGCGATTCAAGTTTTGTAATCTTTTTGACCTTAGCCTCTGTTTCAGCCTTCGCATTGACGAGTATTTGTAACTGTCGAACTTCGTTAGAGAACAATTCAATCTGTTCTGCCAGCGTGGATATGGTGTTCGCACTACCACTAATCTCACCTTCATATTCTTTTACCTTATCTTCATTGTTTTGTTTTAGTTCATCAATATGTTTTTTCTGTAAACTATATTTCTGTTCAGCCAAATCAATATCATATTTTTTAGTTATTGTGGCATCTTTGTTCATTGTAATCTTATCTTTTAGAATATTATTCATGGCAGAAAATACCTGAATATCTAAAAGTTCTTCAATGATGGATCTTCGGTCTGATGCCGATAGTTGCATGAATGGTGTAAACGATGCTGAACCAAGAATAACAATCTGTGTAAATGATTTATAATTTAATTTAAGAATAAACTTTTCAAGGTACTCTTGATAATCTCTTACAGCAGCATCTTGATTAATCATCTCACCATCTTGCCAAATCTCAAACACATTTGGCTTAATGCCACGAATAATCTTATAGTGCTTGTTGCCAGAATTAAATTCAACTTCAACAAGGCAGTCTTTGCCATTGATTGAATTTAACAACAATGGTTTATTCACCGAGCGAAATGGTTTGCCAAACAAAACAAAACACAATGCATCAAGCATTGTAGATTTACCTGCTCCGTTTGAACCAACTATTAATGTGCTAGGTGATTTATCAAATTGTATTTCTGTAAAGTGGTTGCCGGTACTTAACAGATTTTTCCATTTTAGTTTACGAAATAATATCATTCAGTTTCAGTAGTGAGAGCTTCAACATAAAGCTCTTTCATTAAAGTTTTAAGTTTATCATTATCCACAGTCAATGTCAAGTTATCAATATACTTGGATAGAATAGTCATTGTATCTTCTGCCTGATTCACAAGGTCTTTATCATCTTCAATAATCGTATCGGTAAAGTCCTCAACAATGGCAATATCACCAATGCCTGCCTTGTATAGATTATCTAACACATTATCAAATAGATATGGGTTTTGTTTATTCAATACTACAATCTTTACATAACAATCTTTCAAGGCTGCATAATCAAATTTTTGCCAATAAGCAAAGTCAGTTGTTGCATCATCATAGTTAATTTTATGAAACATTCTATTAGGGTTTGAAACAAATGTCAACTCTCTTGTTTCAGTATCAAACACATGGAAACCACGAGGGTCATTATAATCTGCCCATGTTATTTCATATTGATTACCAAGATAGTGAATAGAACCGTTGGTAGATTTGTGATGAAAGTGACCAGATAACACCATATCAAACCTGTTGAAAGTTGATTTGTCCATGCCTGTATGACACACATTGCCTCTGTCCATTTCAAACCCAGCAATCTCAAAATGGCCAAACACTACTTGTGATTTGGTTGTCTTTAGAAATTCTAAAGCTTGTTCATAATTACTTGAATTAATCCATGGCACCATAGCAACAGATAGACCATCATACTTTATATCTTTTGGTTCAATCATCACATTAATATTATTGTAATGGTCAAACAACTCATGCATAGCATTAATCTCATTGGTGTTTTTGTAAGTAACATCATGGTTACCAACAATTACATCCATATTAATACCTTCTGTCTGCAATACATCAAAGAATCGTTTACGCCACGAGTTGAGTGTTACAAATGAAATAAACTTTCTGCGGTCAACCACATCACCGAGATGGCAGATGTGTTTAATGTTATTTTCTTTTAGATAAGGAAAAAATGTGCCTTCCCAAAACTTAAAAAAGAATTCATTAAATCGTGGGTCATCACCACGAGCACCTGCATGAGTGTCGTTTATAAGAGCAATCTTCATAGTTCTTTTGGAATATCCAATTCGTCAGCGTCAAGAAACTTCTCTAATCCTTTTGTCTTAGATTTCTTTTTCTTTTCTTTAGCTTGTTCAAATGTTTCAATAAACTCGGCGATGTTATCATAGAGTTCAAACTGCTTCATATGA